CCTAAAGCCAAGTCGAAACCCAGTTTGGATGCAATCTCTGCTCGTGCAAAGAAATCCACACCTAAGAGCACTGTGACTAAAGCTGAAGTTGAAGCACAGTTGGCTCAAATGGAAGATGCTCCATTCTGATTGTGTTTTGATGTAAAGGGTAGTGGCCGATGCTACTACCTCTAGCGGGGTATTAGGGTAATCTACTAGGTAAAATTAGAATGAGTAAATTAGATTTTATTGGACGACCTTGGGTAGCATTCGATCCTAGGAATAAACAACATAGGAAATGGTTTGCAGAGTTCCAGATTCAACGATCTTGGGGTAGTTGTCCTGTAAGGTTTATTATTCCCGATGAGGATGGTGATCTTCTAACATTGTGTCAACGAAAGCTGATTCAATACTATGTAGATAACGAATTTGGTAAAATCAAGGTTGACTTGCCCTTAGATACAGTATAATATATTAATGCCATCCAACTAAAAGCTTAGTTGGTTGCTCCAAAGTCCCGGGGGTAGTGTCCCGGGCCAGTTGAGTTGCTCCCTCAACTGTGTCAGGTAGGGCCACTCGGGAGAGTCGCCCTATCTTTTTGACCAAAGTAGGTTGACATTTTGATATAGATTATGCAAACTATTAACTTTTAAGGAAATCAATCATGGCTTTTGCTAAAGTGACTATGACTAATGGTATTGAAATTACACAGGTCCCACTGGGATTCTCGTGGACCACATTCTTTTGGGGTGGATGGCCGGCTATTTTCCGGCAAGATTGGTTGTGGGGGATTCTACTGATTCTTGGTTGTATTTTCACTTCCGGAGTCGCCGGAATCGTATGTTCATTTTTCTATAATAAGAATTATGCCAAACGATTGTTTGAAAAGGGATATTATCTTCAAACTCCGCTGCCCGCAGGTGTTTCGGAAGAGCAGATTCGGGTATATTTGAACTATGTTAAACTACCTGAGCGAACCGGTACTGTGGCATAAAAACAACATGTTGACAGAGCTGCTGTGCTGTGCTATTATACACAGACACTAACGCAACACACACGGGAGCTGGTATGTACGACTTTACTGACTTTACTGCTGAGCAAAAAGCACAATTGCAAGCTATTGTTGACAAATATGCTGCAATTGAAGGAAGCTATGAGAGCACTATGCTGGATGGCATTGTGCACGGCTTTTGCGACAGCGGCATTTTGACTGACAGCTTTAGCGTTAATGACGCTGAGCTTGTTAACAAATACTTTACTGAAGAAGAACAGTACGAGGGATATTTGGAACTGTTTAATAATAAGATTAAACAGGCTACTGGCAAAGACTTGCAATGTGTGCAAGTTATTAATGAGATTACTAGCATTTGCGGCGACGCTGAATATGGTGCTGCGTATATTGGCAAGCTAATGGGAACTATTGACTGCGACGAAGAGTAGCATAAAAACAACACACAGCATAGCAGTTGACAGAGCTGCTGTGCTGTGCTACTATACACGGACACTAACACAAAGGAACAACAATGCAGAGATATGATAGAGACGGGCTTGAAACGGATCTACTTGTGATCAGTACTGTTGCAATAATTGCAATGGTTTTGGTAGGTGGCTTGGCACTGTTTGCAATTGTTTCTTGTTTTGGCTAAAGTACTAATGAGCAGTCAAAGGCAGCAAATCACTGCTATCATTTTTGATAAAAGGGGTCGTGTTCTCAGTATAGGGCAAAACTCCTATATCAAAACCCATCCATTGCAGGCCAAATATGCCGCCAAGGTGGGATTAAATCAATCAGTTTACCTTCATGCAGAAATTCATGCGATTACGAGATGTACCGATATTGCCCGTGCACATAGGATTCTAGTTACCAGATACGACCGTCAAGGTCGGCCCGTATTAGCTCGACCTTGTCCAATTTGTCAAAGTGCCATTGATGCTACCCCGATTCGTGTAATTGATCATACCTAGGAATAAGATTATGGAAAAAGTTATCCGGAATGGTATAGTGGCAGTTCTTATTTCACCCCATTATGGTGCTGGTTGGTCCACTTGGTGTTCGGAACCGAATGCCGAGGTCGTTATTTTTGACCCTGATATGGTAGCATGGGTCGAGAATGGCAAGGTAGGTGATCCGCCAAATATGGAGGAGAAATACGGCTTCGAATATTTTTATGATGGCGGTGCAGATGCCCTTGAGATCGTTTGGGTGCCCGAGGGTGCGAGGTTCAGAATCAAGGAGCATGATGGTTATGAAAGCTTGGTTCTAGAATCGGATCAAAAATGGATTACTGCGTGATATACCAGTGAGGGAAGAATAATGACCGATCGTGAATTACTTGAATTGGCTGCTAAGGCTGCGGCTGAGATTATTGGGGACATATTGTGGACCTCCGCACCCAAGAGATCGTTGTGAATTATTTGCAGGTTGCATAAAAGCAACAGGTTGACAACCTGGCAGTTTGAGTGCATAATACACAGACACTAACGCAACGGAGCTCGACTATGTCGAAGAGCCTGGTCTTGATGAGAGATGTGATTTGTGTTTATCATCCTGAGTTCCGTAAGAGTCGAGATCTACGGCAATATGGGATGCAGCATCCTACTATTTTCAATGTGGAGCGTCTAATCGAAGAAAGTCTTGCCGCAGTGGGCCCATACCAATTTGTGGACGAAGAAGGTTATGACTTCTCTGATTTTAGCGACAGCAAGACTACCACAGTGAATGTCAACACTAGGGTAGCGAATATTGGCAGCGTGGAAACAAAGATTGGGGCTTTGCGTATCACAGCATACAATCCTTTTAAAGATGCCGCAGACTACTTCTATGTTAGCAAGGAAGATTTGAAGTATGTTAAAAGCCCTTGTTATGGTAACAATGATCACAAAGAACGCATCTTGTTTACCTACACCAAGAAAGGCGATAATTATAATATGTTCGAGGACTTCAGAGTAAAAAACTTTGAAGTCCTAGCACTTGCAAACTAATTCCCAAGGTGTTGTAGAAATGCAACACCTTAGGACAGGGTTGACAAGTCCTGAACTCGGTGTTATACTGCTGACATACTGATACGAAACGAAAAGTAAATAGCACATCATGCCCAAATACTACGAACGAATGGCTGAACGATTACTTACAGGTATGCCTCGGCCCCGCCCGTTCTGTAAACTGGTTGATGGCCGGTGGCTGCGTGGACATGCCAGTCAACACCGCACGCCGCAGGGTGTAAAGTGGAATCGTTTTTGGCGCATCAAGCGCAACAGAATTTTCGGTTGACAAGCCCTAGGTTCGGTGTTATACTGCACACATACTGAAACACAAGGAGTCCAAGATGGAAAAGCCCTTTGCTCTGTTTGCTTGTGATAACTATTATCCTAACGGTGGTTGGGATGACTTCCAGGGCCTGTTTGACACCGTGGAGGCCGCCCGAGCGGAATTCTTCCGCGTGGAGAACGATTATTGGGGTCATATTGTGGATCTCCGCACCCAAGAGATCGTTGAGGACTTCCGCAAGGAGTTTGAATACCTCCGGCGCGTGATTCTTGATAATGATGCTCGCGAGCGTAAAGCTCAAGCGGCTGCTGCTCGGGACTTTGAGGCTCGTGTGGGCGAGCTGATTGCAGTGGGTGCTGGTAACAGAGAGACTGCACTGCGCTGGATTATGGAAGCAGATGGCAATGGCTACAACGATTGGGAATATGTGGCTTTTGTGAATGGCTTGCCTTGTGGCTACTTTCGGAAGGAGGCAGTATGAGTAAAGCGGCTGCCTTTGATGCTGCTGCCTTGAGTCTGTACATCTGTTTGATTCTGTTCCTGGCAGCGGTGATCATGAACCTTGTTGCATAAAAGCCACGAGGTTGCAATTTTTGGTGATGATGTTATAATACTGACATGGACACCACTACCCAAGCACCCCGAAAGAAGCGCGTGGATCGCAATCACATTATCTATGAATTGCGTGTCCCGCAGGGCAACTATATTGGTGTAACCGCCAAAACGGAAAGCACCGTACTGAAGTCCGTTCGTGTTCGTGCCAACAAGCATTTCTATCGCGCTCAACGGGAAAACAAAGATTGGCTGCTTTGCGTGGCATTGCGCGACCTCAGTGACAAGAATCAAATTGAAATTCTTGTGCATGAGGTAGTCCGTGGTAAGGCTGAGGCCCATAAGAAGGAAGTGGAAATCCGTCGAACTGTTAAACCCAATTTGAATACTGATGTTCGTGGAGATTAACTGTGCGGATAATGATTGAAACTACCCGGTGGGATTTTGATGCGGATATAAACCATGTATACGTGTTCGATGATAAAATGGACCATATCATCGCTTATGTACCTGCAGGTACCCGCCGGGTACAGAAGTTCCGTCAGCCTATAGCCATTGACCGCCGCGGTCGCACATTTGAAGCATTGGAAGATACAGATACAGATACTACCATCACTGTTCTAGGATCAAAGGGACAGAAATATCTGGTTGATAGAATTAATAAGACCTGCACCTGCCCAGGATTCTCATTTAGAGGGCAGTGCAAACACATTGAAAATGATGGTAAATAATTATATGCTAAGATATCTACTGCTATCAAGTTTACTAGTGGTTTCAGGTGCCCATGCACAAGACATCAGGCTCGACGAGCCAAAACCTACCACCGATAATAGATACAATGCCCTAACTGTGCTATTGCCTGAGATAATGATCACAGCGAATTCCACTCGGACAGAAAATTCTGATCAATTGTGCCATCTAGATCCTCTAGTAAACTCCTGTGTCTCTCGTAGAACTACAACCAGTTCCATGGTTGAAGAGAATGAGTCTGCTGCAATTAAAATGCCACAGATCCCAGTACCTACCCAACATCTACCAAAAATTCGTTGATAATCCTTTGACTGTTGCAGATCTGCAACAGATTGACGCACCGGGCTCCCGGTGCTATAATGCATACATACTGAAACACAACGGAGCAAGACATGCGCTATCCCGAAGATATGACTGCAGAAGACATCATGGAATTTGAGTACGACATGCTGCGTATCATTGACGAGGAACGCGGCGAGGGGCAATTTTGGGCTGAGAACGCAGAACTGCAGGTTGTGGCAGAACTGCAACAGCTTGACAGCACGGCTGTTTGATACTCGACTACACAGACACTAAGGAGAACAAGATGCAGGTTGTAGCACTGTTGGGATTTGTACAGTACGAAGGTGAAGATTTGCTGGGCATCTACAGTGACAGCGAAGCCGCTATTCAAGCACTTAAAGAGTTTGAAATTTCAGAAGAAAATGATTATGATGACTTTATCCTGGAGTTTCGTGAACTGGGAGCAGCACCACAGCG